AGCTCAATAATAGTTTTACCGAGCCCCGTATCGAGGAAAACCGCGCAACGTCCCTTTTTAATCGCATATTCGCTAATATGCTTTTGATAATCAAACATCGCGTCGGGTAGGTAATTGCATTCAATACCATAATCGAGAGAGTTATGGCGCTTTGATTCAAGAAAGGTTTTATAATCCATCTATCCAAGCGTTTTTAATGGTTTCTTTGAATTTATACGCGGCATCCATACGCTCGCAAAGCTCATTCAGGGCGTCAATTTCGGCCTCAATTACCACGTAATGAAGGCGGCGGCTTTCAGGTTGGCGCGGGTCGTAGCTGGCGAATATCCACGCGGGTAAATTAAACGTGAGCATATTACCGAGCACTTGCCAATAATAGTCGGGGTTAACTTTTTTCAAATCCTCGGCGGTTTTCACCTGAGAATGTAAATAATGGTTAACCGAATTCCACGGGCATTTTATCTCGATTCCCACGCGCTCAAAGTCGGGAAGCCAGCCGAACGCGTCGGGACTGCATCCGAAATAATCGTTAAACAGTTTAAACGCGGGTTTAAATTCAAAGCGATCGTCGGGGCAATTGATAGCCTTTTGAAGTTCTTTTAACGCGTGCTCTTCCCACTCATTCCCCCAGTCGATAGCGCGGGACGTGGCCTCGTTGGCGCTTTGCCCCGTGACCTCCTCCATTACTTTTTCATAAATGTATTTTTTGGCGGTTTCTGAAAGCTCGCCCGCTTCCTTTGCGGCCTTTGTTTTCGGGTCGGTCATTAGGGCGCTAATTCCTGAGCCTGTGAAACGGCCGAGGCGTAGTTTATCCCACGCGGCGCTTTGTTGGTTAACGGTCGCCATATATTCGGCGAGGTAAGGATTAATTTCCATTTTCTTTAGATGTTAAAAGGGTTTGTAAATTATTTTTTTGCTCAGGGCTCAAATGAGCGTCGAGGGCTTTAATAGCGTCGGCCGCCTGTGGATCGCCATTCAGAATACCAACCTCGAGCCGAGAGATAAGGGCCTCAGGTAATTCGCCCGCGCTGGCTATCTTAAAAGGTTTGTAAACGTCCTTGTTTTTACGATTCAGGTCACGGCCAAAGATAGGCCCGAGAGATTGGGCGGCGTTCTTGAGGCATTCACTTTTTAATTTAGGAAAAGCCATATCGAGGGCGTTGGGTTTCTTATTCGATGGGTTGAGCGCCCATTGGTTACGTTCTTGGCCCGCAAGGTTTTCGGGTGCTCTATCGACCATTATAACGATGGAGGCGGCGCCAGTTCGGCGGATTTCGTAACCTGTGACGGGGTGAATTACCACGAGCTCGAGGGAACCTTGAATTTCATTAGCTACGGGGCTCCATTTAAAATTTTCCGTTTTCCATTGGCCGAAAAACAATTCGTCGAGCGTCATTTCGATATGAGAGATAACTACCGTCGAGGCTTTGCGGTCGGGCGTTTGCTCGACGCTGAGCGGGTCGGGCTGGGTGTTGAGGCGCTGGGTAAATTTCTGAATTTGCGCCATTGTTTCGGGGTTAAGGGGGTACATTTTAAGGGGTTTTAATAGTTCATTAAACAGGTGTTAAGCTCTTCGCAGTATCTGAGGAGGGCGTAAATAGCAATTCCCCACGCGAGCCAGCGGAGCCATTTGGAGACGGTTTTCATATGCTCAGGATTTTAGTGGTTATACTTTCAAACGCGGCCGTATAAACCGCCATAAATTCCTCGCGGGTTGAGGTTTCAGAATCCCAGCTAAAAGCCTCCTCGATTTGGTTCGGGCTTCTTTGTATGTTGATCATTGGCGCGTCGATTCGGGGCCACGGGCTAACCTCAATCGCCTCAAGCGGGTTAATTACGGCGTAATAAGTGGCGCCCTTTTTAGAGAAGTGGGGGAGCTCGAATTCGATAACGTCCACGGTTGCGGGGCGTTGGAGTTTTACCGTTATGGTTTTCATCATTTCGGGGGGTTTTATAGTGAATAATTGATTTCGATTTTATACTCGCAGTCATTACCGCCAGCGGTTGGCAGATCGTCGCTCCATTCCCATTTATAACCCTTATCGTTACAAATCTCTTTAAAGGCGTGGAGGGCTTTGTCGAGCTTTTGATAGTGGATAACCTGGGCGGTTCGTTCCTGAAGATGAGTGATGATAATTTGATACATATTAAAAGGGGTTTTAAGTTTCTAAAAAATGCGCGTTGATCAGCCGCGCCCCTGAGGTTGATATTATCGGTTTTTATTTTCAATAGCGCACATTTCATTAGCGAAATAAAGAACAAGTGAACCGCGGTTAGCATTCCATTCGCTGGCGCTAATTCCTAATTTTTGAGCGTATTTAACGCAAAGTTTTACGAAATTAGGATCGTTCACTAAATCCATTCGGCGCTTCCATTCTGTTTCGATTGTTACTGTGTTCATTGTGTGTGTTTTTAAATGTTTGACAAATGTAATGTAGTTTTTTTGCTACATTGGAAATTTAACAAATTTTAACAAATCGGTTATTGAGGCTCAACAAGTTAGCTATTTTTTAGGCGTATGAATAGCGCCCATAATTGGGAAAAAGCTCGAAAAACATTCTCATCGCGATAGCGTCGGCGTAATCGGGGCTCATACCGTGGGTTCGTTGTATCTCCTCTTTTCCTGTTACCGCTAGTTTGCCGTCCCCGTCGGGGTTCTTTCGGCGTATTAAATCGAGCTCTTTTACTATCGTATCGCGGTGCCCCTGAGGGAAAATAACGCGATTGAGTTCGATGTATTCCGCCAGCTTAAAAAAGCATTCGGCTTTAAGGTTAACGAACCTCTCGGGCTTAGTGGCCCGCGCCCCGTTCCTGAATTCTCGGCACTTGAGCACGTCAACGAGCCCCGCCCCGAGCCCGTCGGCGTCGGCGATTGTATTGGATAACTTGACTTTATGAAAATTTGCTAATTCTCTTATAATTGCCGCCGTTTCGTCGATTCGTTTTTTTCTGAGCTCGGTTATATGAATGAGGGAAAGCCCGCGCCAAAGGGCGATAACGGTTCTATCTTTACCCAAGCGGGCAACGTCGGCCGTAATAAATAGTTCCCCTTCATTTTGGGGCTCTCTAAAAGCTCTTAAAACATCGTCGGTAAGGAAAAGGGCGTCGGCGGTTTCATCATAATCCCAATCGCCCTCCAATAGCCTTTTACGATCAACCTCAGGCAACCGCGCCAGCGTTTCAGCATAGGAGGGCGGTAAATGGGGATTATCTGCAACCCGCGACGGTATGAACTGAATAAACGAGGGGAGGTTTTGAGCTCGCCACGGGGCGTAAATCTCATTGTATAACCAACCTTTCGAGGGGTTGCAAGTGAGCAACGTTTTCGGGGTTAAATTGTACTGAGTAAGCTTGTATCTTATACGGCTCCGAACTATATCGACCGCCTTTTTGCTTATCTGAGAGCACTCATCTAAAAAACTATCGGTAATTTCGAGCGACCCTAACGAATCGAACGACGGGTCTGAGGGGTACGAAAACAAATCTTTTAGAATGATTTCGGAACCATTGTAAAAGGTTATAACGTTCGATTGAGCGTTAAACTGATAATGTTTATTGGCGACCAACCCGAAAAGGCCCGCAACCTCGAAAAACGTTTTTAACGTGGTTTTTTTCAGCGTGTCGAGTTTCGAGCGGCCGATTAGCCCGCGCGTTCCTGGGTATTTTAAACGGCGTTGAATTTGCCACGCGCAACCCGTGAACGATTTCGCCCCGCCAGCGGCGCCCCCGAATAAAACAACCTCGGCCGAACTATCGAGCCCGAGGGCGTTTAAGCATTCGATTTGCTTGGGTAAAAATTCAACCATTAAACAAGTTCGGTTAAGGGTTTGCCCGATAGCTTTGAGAGCTTTTTAAGGGCCTTTAAACTCATTTTTTCGGGGTTATCTAACCAACGGTAGGCCGTCCACCTCGAAACCTTCATTTTAACGGCAAACTCGCCACGGGTTCCAAACGTTTCGTTTACGATGTTAGTGAGCTTTTCGGGCGTCATATACTAGGATTTTTCGAAATTCCATTTCCTTTTTTAGCCTTCTCAGTTTCATCGATACGCGGTCGGCCTCTCTTTTGTTTTGGGGTTGTATTGATAGCCATTCTATCCTGAGCGCCCTGAGTTCGGGCGTCGATAGTTGGCTCATTTCCTTTCGTTTCATTGTGCTCTTTTATATCGTTAAACGCTTGCTTGTATCCCTCGAGAAAGGCTTGGCGAATTAGTTCGGCCTCATTTGCCGCCATTTCGGGGCCTTCGCTGAGAATCTCGCGGTATGCCATTGCCGAAAGGCTCAGGGGGTTAGAATTTAGTTTTTTCCGTATCTTATCGAGAAACTCGTTAACTGGGCTTTGAGGTTGGTTCATTGCTTTGGTTTTTTGAGTAGATTATAAAAAAAGTTCATTACTAATATGAAGGCCACTAGCGAAAAGAACCCGTAAAAGATTACGAAACCCAGCCCGATATTTTGCCACATTTCGACGTTCATTGCTCACCTCCTTCTTTGCTTAAAATGTATTGCTTATACCATTCGTCCATTTGTTCTTTCGAAATTCCTTTAAAGCCATTTTGAAAACACCACTTAATATTATTATATGCCCATGTGCTGCCCTCTTGCCATTCAGCGTTTTTTTGTCTTTCTTCAAGGTTTAATGCATGTTCACGAATCGTTTTATGAATACCAACGCCATCATCCATAAGTTTATCAATTA